GAAAAAAATCCCATCTCTAGACTGCTTCGACATGGCCGAACGTGAAAACGGCGCTTTCGTCATTCGCCTTAATGACGGGACTGCGATCCGTATTCAAGTCTCCGCTCAGTGACCCCATACACGGCGCATGCCTCGTGCGTGCGTCGTAATGGCGTCACCGCCAGAATAAAAACAACGAACACAAAACAACGCATGAAATTACACCTCAAACCATTAAACGGCGGCGCTTTCAACTGCCTACCCGCTCGCGAAATTGAACTCCCAGACGAGTCCATTCTTTGTAACAATGTCATTCTGCCTTGGGAATTCAATCCTCACAATGTCCGCTTGTATGTCATCGGCCACGAATTTGGAGCCGTTGGAGCCGTTTGGGCCTCGCATGAGCAGGACGCACTAGACGAGCTTGTTGATTCTGGCTTAGGGGATTCTTTTCTAATCTCCGAAGAAGACCAAGCGAGCGCCAGCGAAGACGAACGAGAAGACTGGTCCTTTCTTGGCAATGCTGGCGAACCTTACGACCTGACTAACACTTGGATGCAAGAAGTTAGGCTTGACCCGTCGCAAGATTGCCAGCTTCTATGCGCCTTTGCCGAGGCACGCGGAGCATGCCAAAACACCCTCAAGAAATAGTCGAAACCGGCCCCGCGCCGGTCTGGTAGGCTGCTCCCCTATCACTGACGAGACAGAGCAAACCAAACACAAAATCAAACGCATATATGATCCACATCCCCGCTAACCCCGCCGCCTACATCGCCGCAAACCACGTTGTCGGCCTCTCGCTTGACCGCCTCCCTTCCGGTCAAGTCCTCGCTTGTGAAGTCCGCCAAGATGAAGCCGGAGAACTCCGCGTGCCTCTCGGCTCAATGTCCACGCGAGACTTCTACGCGCTGGCCGCCCGCCTCCGCGTGGACATCCTGCCATCAAAATTCGCCACGGCTCAAGAACGGGCCGCCTATCGCCAGCAAGTCGCACGCAACGAAGAACGGGCCGCCACCGCTGCCGAGCTTCGCGCCTCGCGTAAAGATGGAAAGGGGGAAATGTAAGTCATGCGCCCGAATCCATATCGCAACCATTCAACGGCTGATATTGAAGCCGTCATTGACCACTATGAACGCACGAAACCCGAAACCCGCTGGCGTTGTGAGAATTACATCATGGCAATGGACGAAATCAACCGCCGCTTTGAAATGACGTTTCACCAAATGCAGAACACCCCATGAACCCCGACCCCGACCCGCTCGAAGGCATGGGCCTTGTCTGTCTCTGCCTTGTCTCGTTGCTCATCATCGCCGCCCTCGCCGCTTTTGTGGCGTTCTGGCGGTAAACCCTCAAACCCTCGCCGCCCTCTTAATCGGGGGCGGCTCTTTCTTCCCTATGAATCCAATGTCAGCCGAATTCCTGCGCGAATTTATCGCTTCAAGCCCTCCCGAAGTCCGCGCTTCTATCGCTCGCAATCCTCAAGGCAGGGTTGCCAAGCTGATCCTAAAAGATGCACAACGAGCATGGAGGAAAAAGCATGCTTAACCGCCCTCGATCCCTCGCCCGTTTCCTTGTCACCTACGCCATCGCGGGCCGCTCCTACTGCATCACCCTTCCCGGTCAATCCGCCGCCGCCGTCCGCCAGAACTGGAAGCGGCCCGGCTCGCGCCTGCTCTCGATTGTCGAATGCGACCACAACGGCCTGCCGGTTTAAGAGCCGCGAAAAGAGCCGCAAACCTCTTGAAACCCTCGCCGAATTAACGTAAGGTTACTCATGCGCTTCACCCGATATGGAGAACCATCATCCCGAGAAATCGACGCTTTGAAACAGCCTCCAGTCTGCGAGCAATGCGGCGAACCCGTTCAAGAATACGGCGACCTTTGCGAAGATTGCGAAGATCAAAACGAATCTGAACGCCGCGCTGACATTCTCATGGACGACCTCAAATACCCTGACGAATAATCACAATATGACAACATCCGAACACCTCCAACTCATCAAGGCTAAGTGTCAAGAATTGCTGGCAATGTGGGATCATAAAAGAGATCACAACCTCATTTACACCGCAACAAAAGGGAAAAAAGCCGAGGCCGGATGGCGCTCCACAATTGCTGCAATCAATTCAATTCCTTGGTTAGATCTTGATAGCCAAGAGCATTTGACCGCAAACATCCTCGCCGCATGGCCCATCGAACTACTCCAATGAAACCACTCCTCAAAACCCAAGAGCCGCAAAAGCCTCAAAACCTACGCGCAGGCGACCGCGTTCGTCATCCCCTTCGAGGTGAAGGCGAAGTCCTAGCCGTGGACAAATCCCTGATCCGCGTCTCGTTCGGCGAGACTTGGGGCGTTCTGCCAGAAAACTCAGTCCGCAAAATATGACACTCCGCCCATCCATCCAAATTGACGCGGCCACTCGCTATTGCCTCGACCGCCAGATCACTTTCGACAAGCCTGTATGTCTGCTCGACGCCTCGCTTCTTCGCAGACTCCGACTCCCCGGCTTCTTCAAGCCTCGTAAACGCAAAGTAAAACGCCTCGCAATAACCGAATGCCGATCCAAGTAAAAACAACTTCCCTCTACGACGAAGCCGCCGCAGCCCTTGATGCCATTTTTCAAGATTACATGAGCCGAAATCCGGGCCGTGACAGGCTGGCAGCAGAAAACGGCATCATGCGGGCCATCATTACCGCATGGGCCGCTCAGCCTTCTCGATTCCCCAACTGCCTCGAAACACTCAAAAACCAAATCCAATGAACCCCGAACTCGAACTCTTCCTCATCGCCTTCGTCTCAGGAGCCGCAACCATGCTGCTGATTCTGTTCCCCATCTGGATTCGCTACGACCGCAACGTGAACATTGAGCGAATCAAGTCCACCGCTGAAGCGTTTGATCGCGGTTATGACTTGGCGCGGAAACAGGGCGAATTAAAGCCGTATTCCACGCTTGCAAACCTCAACCAATTACCGTAAGGTTACTCCGTGACCGACACACACCAAGGTTATTAGCGTGACCTAGTGAAGGCTGGCCCTCCAGTCTGGAATGTCGGAGAGGGAATAATTTCCCCATGACAACCGAACAAACACCAATCGAAGAACCAACGACTAAAACCTGCGACTCATCCAGCCCATGCCCATGCGTGGACGATGATCTGAACGAGCCTCTTGGCGAGCCTGCGTGCCAGCTTGGCGGTGAATGTGAGTCGTGTCAGTGACAATTTGCCTGCCGTGCCTGTGCTGGCCGATGTTCCAACAGAAGCGCGGGGGAGCACATGCCTTCACGGTGAAAGCCGAGGGACTCTCGCGGCGGCAGGCAACCAATCTACAACCCGCTTGTTTACGCAGGCGGGTTGTTCTTTTTCCGTAAGGTTGAGGTTGTAAATCACACAGCCGCATGTTAATGTTGAAATCTACTCCTATGAGCAAACTCAAAGCAAAAACGCCCGATAAAGTCGAGCCATCCAAACCCAAAATCCTCATCTTCGGCGCATCAGGCGTCGGCAAAACGTGGTTCAGCTTGGACTTCCCAAGTTGCTACTACATTGACACGGAGGGCGGTGCCGCCCGCTCTCACTACATGGACAAGCTGACCAAATCCGGCGGCATGATTATGGGGCCGGAGGATGGCTCACTTGATGGCGAGACTGTCATCTCGCAGTTCCAAGCCCTTGCCACGGAAAAACACGGCTTCAAAACCGTCGTCGTGGATTCCATCACCAAGCTGTTCAACACACTTGTCGCCAATGAGCAGGAACGCCTTGGCGACAAAGATGCCTTTGGTGCCTCCAAGAAACCCGCTGTGGCCTTCATGCGCCGTCTGATGAACTGGATTCACCGCCTGCCGATGAACGTCGTCCTGATCTGCCATGAGAAGGAAGAATGGGGCGTGGACGGTCAAGGCAACCGCACTCAGGTTGGAACCACCTTTGACTGTTGGGACAAAGTTCAATACGAATTGGACCTTTCTATTCAGGTGCTCAAACAAGGTCAGTCCCGCGTTGGTTTGATCCGCAAATCCCGCCTTCAAGGCTTTCCTGACCGTGAGCGATTCCAGCTTGATTACAGCGAGTTCGCCCTTCGCTACGGCAAGGATGTGATCGACGCCGAAAGCAAAATCATCACCCTCGCCACGCCTGAACAGGTGGCCGAAATTGTCCGTCTTTCCGACCTCCTCAAGATGAGCGAGGAAGAAAAACAGAAGTGGCTTACAAGGGCTTCTGCTTCTGACTGGAGCGAGCTTGACACTGAACAAGCCGCCAAAGCCATCAAAGCCCTCCTCGCCAAGATCACCCCCAACAAATAAACCAAACATAAGCCATGCGCTTCACACCCAAAACACAAGAAGAACTCGACTTTGAAAACCTCCTTCCCAAAGGAGAATACGACTTCGAAGTTGTTAAAGCCGAAGATGCTGTTTCCAAAAAGGGAAACGAGATGATTAAGGTCAACCTGAAGGTCTTTCACGGCGAAGGCTTCCAGTTCGTCACCGATTATCTGATGGAGGCAATGGCCTACAAGCTGCGCCATTTCTTCGAGACTATCGGCATGATCGACGCCTACAACGCTGGCTCTGTGCAGGCCGCAGACCTTGTTGGAGCGTGCGGCAAGGTTCGCATCGACATCGAGCCTGCATCCGGTGAATACGCCGCCAAAAACACCGTGAAGGATTACGGATTGAAGGCTGCGAAGAAAGCGGAAAAGGATGCTGCCAAGCCTGACTTTATCAAGAAGGCTGAAGATGAAACTCCCGAAGGAGAGGAGATTCCATTTTAGAACGAAAAGTGATTGCAATGGCGTCAGACTGTGTTTTAATGTCTCATGGATCATAAACAGCGCATTATCGACAGTCTGACGCCAATCGTTTCTGAGCGAGGATACCTTCCATCAAGACAAGAATTGGAAAAAGATGGTCTTGGATGGCTATCTTCTGGCATTCAGAGAAATGGAGGATTTACCTTTTTTCAGAAAGCTCTTAACACCGGGTCGAAAAAACCAAGCAAAAAACGCTCCAATGAAGAGTGTGAAGCAGAGTTGCTTGGCGTGGCTGCAAGTATTGGTAGAATGCCATCCAATTCATATCTTTTGCAAAGCGGAATGAGTTGGCTTTCTAATTGGATTGCCAGAAACGGAGGCTTTGTCGAAGTTGCCGCTCGATTAAATTTGCAACGAGAACACTCTGATTCCGACACTGGTTGGCAGGGAGAAAAAGAAGTTCAAGCTATTTTGGAGTGCAATGGATTTGAAGTGCAGAGAAGCCAGCAAGTAAAATCGCCATTTGACCTTTTAATTGATGGCGTCGTTAAGGTTGATGTAAAAACATCATCCCTAACGACTCGCCAAAACTCTCAGTCTGGCGGCTCGGTTACTGGGTGGTTTTACCGCATAGGTAAAATGCCGCAAGCCGACATTGTTGCCTTGTTTTGCATGGATAGTAAAGACATCTTCTTGATTCCTTGGAATCAACTTCCACATACAAATGTCACTTTGAGCCAAGGTGGAGGAAAATACCGAAAATACATGAACAATTTTGCTGCTTTGAGGAGGCTTTGTGAACTCCGATCCAAAGAATCCTGCATTTGGCAATAACTTCACAACAACCGAGGGGCGCGGCTCGACAACGCGCAAAACTCAGCTTACAGTTACCTATATGACCTCCGACGAAATCGACCTCATCAACAAGATCGCCTCCGACTGCTACAAGAACGCCAAGAGCAAAGGCTTCCACGATGGCGACGGCGACAAAGACAACGTGGAACTCATGGCTGCATGGACGGCCAATCTCCACGGCGAAATCTCAGAGCTTTGGGAGGCGGCTCGCAAGGGCCAGCTTAACCAGCCCTGCGACAAGCCGGTTCCACTCACCTGCGCCGAAGAGGAGTTTGCCGACATCTTCATTCGCTGCTGTGATTCCAGCCGCGCATTCGGCATCGACCTTGGACGTGCCATTCACATCAAGATGGGCTACAACGCCAGCCGTCCGCACATGCACAATAAACTTGCCTGAATATGCCCATCTCCGAACTAATCTCCCAGCTTCAAGCCATCCAAACCACACACGGCGACGTTCCCATTGAAATCAAACTCCAGTTCCTAGGCTCGCACGCCTGTGGTCTGGTAATTGACCTCAAGTATCGCTCGACCGGCATTGGCAAACCGTTTGTTCAAATCATCGCGCAAGAGAAAGTATGATCTGCATCGGCATCGACAATTCCCTCTCGGGAGCTTTGTGTATCCTGTCGGGCCAAAGCATCGTAGCAATGACTACCATGCCCGTGAAAGAGTATGTGCCTCCAAAGAAAGGAGCCAAGACAACCAGAGAGATTGATATTGTCGCCGTCTGGCAGTGGCTAGGCGAGCATGTCGGCCATCAGCTAGATCAAGTGGTCGTGATGATCGAAAGGCCAACAAACGCCAAGACATACAGGGCGGCAGAAGCTATGGCTGGCTCATTCCATGCTTTACGCGCCATGTGCGAGTTAAAGCATCTGACGTGGGTGCGTATTACACCGCAATCATGGCAAACAGTCATGCTGCCCGGATGTAAAAAAGGAGACACCAAACCAGCCGCTCTGCGGGCCGCAAAGGCAATATGGCCTGACGAAAAATGGCTGGCTACCATCCGGTCAAAGGTGCCGCATGATGGCCTTGTTGACGCGGCCTTAATCGCTGAATACTGCCGGAGAACTATCAAGTGACATGCCCAACACCAAAGCCTCGCCAGCCCATCGCCTAGCGCACCGTCTGGCATCCACGCTGTCAGTTACCAAGGCCGACAAGGAGGAGGTGACGAAAATCCTCATCGACCTGCTGGCCCATCAAATTTCCAGCTACCACCCAATCCACCGCGATCATATTTGGGACGCCGCCGTTGACGAACTCGATGAAATGGTGGAGATTTTCTCAACGATAGGAGACGAACAATATGAACAAAACTGAATCCAACTACCCCGAACAACCACCCGTCGATAAAACCGAAAAGGCCATCATGGCCGGAAGCTGCCTAGTCGTAGGCGCTATGGCGCTTGGATGGCTGGCGCTTGGCGTGCTCGTTGTTGTGGCTCTGATTAAGTTTGTGGCTGGATGAACTATATGAAAACACTAGCATTCTGGCATGAATATCCGGGTAGCCAGCCGGAACCTGATAAGCCTGTTGAGATTGACGCCACGGTTGTCCTGTGGAGCTTCTACTTTATATTGATGGCAATATTTGCGATGAGCAGTTTTAGCAGGCGATGAAGCCTCAGGTTTGACAGCGTTTTGCGCTGTTGTATAGGGACAATGGAGATACCTGCGTGGAAACGGGCCTCCAATACATTATGCAAACTTTAAAACTCCTCCTACCTAGCAGGGCCGCCGCATACGGTTTCCACCCCTGCTAACGTAGGGGGAGGCCTTTTTATGGCAAAATATGAACAATGTAATTGACTGTAACGTTACACCACGATACAAGAATGGTATGTTTGTTAAACTCTTCTCTCAAATCCTAGACTCATCCATCGCAGATAATCGCAAGCTGCGTCATTTCTTCACTGACCTGCTTCTCTGCGCCGACGCTTCAGGGAATGTGATGATGACAGACACAGCCATTGCTAGACGCATTGGGGCGACCGTTGATGAGGTTGAATGGGGGCTAAAAGAGCTTTCATCGCCCGACCCACGCTCCAAGACTCCAGACCACGAAGGCCGTCGAATTGAGCGACTTGAAGGACATGGCTACGGTTGGAAAATCCTCAACTACGAGATGTATCGTGCCATGCGTGATGCCGAGCAACTCCGAGAGGCCACTCGGATTCGGGTTCAGAGACACCGAGCTAAGAAGGCTGTAATGGCATGTAACGACAGTAACGCGTTACGAAACGCGGGTAATGCCATGCAGAAGGAAGAAGAAGAAGCAGAAGAATCTAATAATGGGGATTTGTTTGGAGGCCCATCTTGGAATCCAACACCCGAAATGCTAGAAGTGGCGTCTTGGTTCAATCGCAGACCATCTACTGTTTGGTCGAAAAAGGAAATGCGAGCTTGGAAGGAAATATCATCCCACTTCCAATTCAAAGACGAGGAGTGGGAGGCGTTGAAATGGCTATACACGCAGTCAGGCTCTCCATACCTCCGTAAAGACCTTGGGACGCTTCTCAACAACTGGCAGGGCGAAATCGACAGGGCAATCAACTATCAGGAAGGGAAGAAATGACAGACCTCACCACCGAAGAACTCCTCGCCACGCTAAACGCCCCTCTTCCAGCCTCAAAGGAGGCCGAGGAAGGCATGATTTCGTGTCTATTCTTCAACCCCAACTGGTGCGAACAAGCCCCTCCTGCCGAGCAGTTCTACCATCCATCGCGCCGTCTGATTTACGCCACGATCATCAACCAGTTCAACAAAGGGCTCCCAGTGGACGTGATGGCAATTACGCACGTTTTCCGAGAGATGGGCAAGCTGGACGAAGTTGGCGGGCCTCATTATATCTCCGACCTTTACTCGTTCGCCATCCTTCAATCTCATTTTTCATACTATTCAGAGATTCTGAAAAGGAACTACCAGTTCCGTTGCATGATTCATGCTTGTGCCGCCGGAATACACGCTATAAGGCGATTTAACGAGTCGGAGGACGTTTCCGCTATGGACATACTCGGAGGGGTCCAAAAGGCTGTAAATGAGGCCATCCTTGATGACGGAAGCCCCGATGTAGAATTTCGGCCACTCCCCGACATCATTCACGCGGTTGTTGACCAAATGGAGGATCGGGCAAAGAACCCCGGAAGGATTCCCGGCGTCTCGACTGGCTTTCTCAAACTTGACGAGTATTCAGGCGGTTTGGAGGATGGCACCCTTACCGTCATCGCCGCCAAGCCATCAGAGGGTAAATCGGCCCTTTGCCGCCAGATTGTCGAGAATGCCTGCCTCAACGACCATCTTTGCGACATCTTCACCGTGGAAATGACGGATATTCAGGAGGTGACTCGCCTTCTGTGCTCTCAGGCAGGGGTTGACGCCCAAAACATGAAGCTGGGGATGCTTACCCGAGGTGAGCAAATGAGCCTGACCGCCAAGATGGCGAAGGTGGCGCAGTGGGGGTTGCGGGTGATTGATTCAGCAAACCTAACCATCGAGAAGATTTGCCGCGCTGTGATCCGACGCTCGAAACAGCGGAAACCGGGTCAGAAATACATTGTCGTGATCGACTATATTCAGATTTGCTCGACGGCTGAAAACACCGCGAACCGGGAACGTGAGGTGGCCCACATCACAAAAACAGCCAAACAGTGCGCCAAGGCCACCGGGGCTTGTTTCCTAATGCCATCACAGCTTAATGACGCCAACGAGGCCCGAGAGTCCCGAGCCATCGAGCAGGATGCAGACAATTTCTGGATGATCGTCGATGTCGAGGACAAGGAGCCAAAGAAGCCGTGGCAGAAAAAGAAGGAAGACGAACCAACCGATGATCGTGACCTGTTCCTGAAAAAGACCCGCAACGGCCAGCGGCGAAAGAGGGTTCCGCTTCGTGCCAACATGCGCTACTTCCGATTTGAACCGAGAGGAACTGAAGAGTCTTGACACCATCCACCAATTAACGTAAGGTTGGATTCGATATGAGCGATAAAACCAAGAAGCCAAAACTACGCTGGAAGAAAAACCCTCACGAAAAAGGCCTTGCTGCTGTTGGCGCTGGCCCGCGTGGCTATGTTTACCACGATGGAACGATCCGGTATGCGACAGTTGATGCTCTTGGCGGTGGATGGCGGCCCTTTAGGGGTTGGTATTGGGTAGCCGGATGGGGCAGCGGCGTCCCGCACTACAATTCATGCAACTCTCCCGTTGCTACGGAGGAAATCGCCAAGAAAGAAGCCGAAGAATACGTCAAAAAACACCTATGACCATCACCACCAAATACAGCATTGGAGACGAAGTATGGTTTATGGACAACAATCGTCCAGTTCTCGCCAATGTTGGAATCGTTCAAACGTTCGCCAGCGAGTGCGCCGAGACGATCACTTACAAGGTGAAGAAACTTCCCACCGGCAACCTAGACCACGTTGAACGCCCTGAATCCACCCTCTTCCCATCTAAACAAGAACTCCTCGCCAGCCTTTGAGTATGACTTGTTGTTCAAATAATGGTTGACGTAAACCCAAAGCGAATTAGGATGTATGAATGAACCCAAAAACAAGCACGCAATTGCCCTCGGCAAACTTGGCGGACTCAAAGGTGGTCGATCTAAGAGTGATAAGAAAAGGATTGCCGCTCAAAAAAATGGACTTCTCGGAGGCCGACCAAAAAAGATTTTGGTCAAGAGTAAACAAGAACGGTCCACAGATTCGGAATGATCTTGGAGAATGCTGGATATGGACCGCTGGAAAATTCCAAAAAGGCTACGGAGCATTCCCTTGTTTTAATAAAACGCTCAAAGCTCAAAGGGTTTCATTTTGCCTTGAATATGGAGATATTGCTCCAGAATTTTTTGTATGCCATAAATGCGACAATCCTTCATGTGTTAATCCATCCCATTTGTTTTTGGGTGATATTCACAGCAATGGCGCTGATATGTCAGCCAAAGGAAGGGCTGCAAAATGCGGACCAACAAATCCAACCCGAGGAGAGCTTCATCACAAGTCAAAATTGACCGAGAAAGATGTTTTGGAAATTCGTAGGCTTTCCAAAACAGGTCAATTCGCACAAAGGCAACTAGCGAAGCAATTTGACGTGACAAGATCAACCATTTTTAAAATCTTGAAAAGAGATTACTGGAAGCACATTTGATAAAACTCACTCCCGCATCCAGCACCCCTCAGCCCACTGAATAGACGCATCAGTCATGCCTGACTTAGCCATCCAAGTTTTGAGCTTCAAATCGCAGCCGCACGCGGAGCACGTCTTCAACTGCGCATCGTGACTCGTTCGCTTGCTGCCGAGCAAGTCATTCACCTTGGAAACTAGGCTTCTGGCGTAGCAGCCTATGCAAAAGTTAACCTGCTGATCGACATTCTTCGGACACTGAGCGCAAATAGCCGCACGCCTATCCGCCTCCTCTTGGCTGACTTGGCCCTCATGCCACGTTGCCTCTACGGCGCGGTAGAACGACTTCATCATCTTCCACGCGGACACCTTGGCCTCTTTTTCGGAGCTGATGGCCTCGCACCATTCCGGCACATGCTGACACATAAAATCAGCCATCTGAAGCTCCAAGGTCAGCGGTTCTTCGATGCCGTTTCCTTTCATGTGGGCTTTCACAGCCTCAATCAAGCTGGGCCATCCATAGCTGACAACGACTACCTTGGTCTGCTCAATGGGGTAGAACCAGCCATACGGGTCGCCAATGAGCAAGTAGCCCGGAAACAGGGCTTGGATGCGCCCTTTGGTGAACTTCGGGATTTCGATGGTGCGAACAATTGTCTTCATCGTGTGATCTTTTGCAACGCACGGTCACGCACCTCATCTGCTTTGTCCATCAGGAAGGCGCGGGCACGCTCGGTCGGCATCTGTTCGAGCCTGCTGCCGTAGCGCAAAAGCATCTGCCTGTATCCCTTGCCGGTTTCCAGCGAGTAGGCATCAGCCTCTTCCTGTGTAAGTTTGCGTTTGAATCGACCTTTCCCAACCATGCGGTGCTCGGCATTGGCCGGAGTAAGCCAGATGCCACGGCTGTTCAGCTTGCCAAGCGTGCGATATTCAGGGGCGGTTTCAAGCTCCATAAACTCACGCGAGCCGGGCCAGACCTTGCGTTCAATCTGCTTGCCGAGGATGTCGTAGTATTCCTCGCCGATGTGGCGGCGGTAAACGGGGATATGGGAGGCTGTTTGCTCCCAAAGTGTCTCGTATTTACGCAGCCCCGGATCGGTCATGAAGTCGATGTCCTTCAGGATGCGGGGCACGAAGCCGCCGCCCCATCCAGCCATCACCTTAGCGAAACGGTCGAGGCGCTTCTCGTTGGGGTCTTTGGAGGAAAGGTTGTTGCCGAAAAGGGTCTGGAAGCCGGAAAGGGCGGGAATTTCACCGGCAGAGAACACGCCGGATGCGGCTGCGGACACAAGGCGGTCGGCGACGGACTTCTCATTCCATTGTTCGGGCGAGAAGCGAATCAGGTCCGAAAGGCTACCAATTGCGGCCAAGATGGGCGAGATAGGCCAGTTCTGATAGTTGTAAACCTTGCCACCGATGCCGATGGTGAACTCCTTCTGACCGGCTGCGAGCTTCTGTTGCTTGCGCTCGGGTGTGAGGTTTGCCCATCCGCCATTGATAAACCAGCCGCGCTTCTCGTCGTCCGGCTCGTCGGTGATGGCTTTAAGGGCCATAGCACCAATGATGGCAAAGAGCAGCCCGACTGTTTGATTCCTCATAATCATGTCGGTGAAGGCGTCCTTGGCCTCGATCTTCGAATCCTTGGCCGTCGCCTCATACATACGAAGCATCCCAATCCCCGGAATGAAGCTCAATCCTTGGTTGAACTTGTTACCGGCAAAGCGGGCAAAGCGAAGGCCAGCTAAGTTGGCGCTGTTGTAGGCTCCAAACTGGAGAAAGTAGGCAAATGCAAGCTGAAGCCCTTTGGCCGTCTTGTCAGCGCCATCAGCCTGCTTCCATTCGCGTTGGGCTTCGGCAAGGAACTTGTCAGCACGGTTGGTGGCTCCACCTGTGAGGGACTTGATGGAAGAGTAGATGAAGCCGCCGATTCCAGTTGGATCGAGCGTCATCGCGCCTTGTTGACCAAAGAAGTCGGCGTTTTCGCTGAATTTGCCGAACTCTTGAAGATCGGCCATCATCTCAGCCTTGGCGTAGGAGTCCACCAATGCCTTGTCGTGGGCTGTGGTGGGCTTGTTGCCGTTGAAATCACGCTCAATAACCCTGTCTCGGTAGAGCTGGAGATTGTATTTCTCGGTCGCCTGTTTCAGGGATTCGGCGCTAAGATCAAGCTGGCGGAAAACGATGGGAAGAGCGCCCGCTTTCGTCACTCCGCTGTTGAACGAGTCCAGAGCGGTCAGCAGACGGCTCACAGAACGCATCCAGATGCCCATCACACGCTGCATGATCTTGTCGGACTTCGCCATCTTTTCAGCCAGCGAGACGGTCTTTCCAATGCTGTCGTAATTCAGGTCGTTGAGGACCGTGTTCATTGAAGGATCAAGGAAGGCCCGGTCGCCCGTGACAAGATATTGCCATGCCAGACGGCCTTCACGACCGAATGCCTTCAAGAACTCGGCCATCGCCTTGAATGAGGCGGCAATTTCAGCCGGAAGCTCCTTGGGGTTGGTGAATCCAGTTCTGAGCACGCGGAATGCGCCGGAAGTGAGTTCGTATGCACCACTCGCAACCGCTAACGCAATAGAGGTTGCTGTGTTGACACCAGAAAGCACGGAGGAAACCCAGTAATCAGCAAGCAGCTTGGCGATTGGAATCTTTGTGGCCGAACTCAGAGCCTCAAGAAGCTCGTAGGCGGCTTTATTGCGTTTCACCTCGTTGAGCTTGTCGTCTTGAAGGATGTCAAGAAGGCGGTCAATGTTGGCTCGCTCGGCCTCGGTGAACTCCGACTTGATGCCGAACTTGTCCGCGAGGTGCTTCATCAGGCGGTCCTCGTCAAGGATGCCAAGATTGATGTCCTCGACCAGCTTTTGACGTTGGGAGCGGAGGGCATCTGCACCTTCCTTGGTCAGGCGTCCAGCGGCTTGCTCCTGACTGATGACGTTATCCACCATGCGGTCCAAGATGGCTTTCCGCTTGGATTCCCATGCTTGCGTGAGCAGGTCTGCCAGTTTGGCTTTTTGGGCTTCATCGAGGTCCGACAGAGACTCCTCGGATGAGATGGTGTCAAAGATGCGCTGGCGGTAGGTTTCAACCGTGGAGGCTTTTTGCGAGAGGAGTTTGCGCCACGGGATTTGCTTGGAGAATGGCGTCTGCTCACCGGGGCGAAGAGCGGAGATTTCACGCTGGAGCTTCTCAAGCGTGATCTTCCCAAGAACCTCCTCCTGACGCATGGCCTCCCGTGCCTCAATTTCGAGTTCCGCCGCCTTCCATAGAGTTTCGGCGGTCAGTTTATTGGCACCAAGCGAGACGGCCTTGCTTACGAAGTCCTGTTCGCTCATCTGCTCGGGTCCAACACCCTGTTTGACGCGCTTCTTGTAAAGCTCGCGCATCTCGTTGATTTTAGCCCTCTTTGCGTCCGTGTAGATGTTCGGATCGGCATAGCGTTCCGACAGGTCTTTGAGGATGTTTTGAGCAGTCCGCTCGGCACCACTGAGTTTTTCCTTTGCGGCTGACTGTTTTGGCTCAATCGACTTGCCCTGCTCCGCACGCTTCTTGGCCGTGGCGACCATCTTTTCGCGAGTGGCCTTTTGTTGCTCTGTGCCACCTTTGAAAAAGGCCTCACTAAGCCTGTCAAACTCACTCAGAAGATCGCTTTCCAGCTTTGCCAGTTCTGCATCCGACATTTGGCTGATGGCGTCCCTCTCTTCTTTGGAAATGGAGGCTTTCGCCGCGTTTGCGACACGGCTTCTCTTGGCTCTGGCAACAATGCCAAGTTTGCGCAGAACATCCTTTATGCGCTCCCAAATGCCACGCCTGTCAGAGTCCAATGCGGACTCCCCTTCACGAAGCAGGGCTTCATCTTCTGATTCTTCAAACTCATCCGCCGCCTGCTCACCGGCATCCTCGCCAACCTTGGCATCAGTCTTTTGAAGATTGTCGGCGGTCTGCGGAAGATCGGAGGCAACTCGGGTTGCTGCCAGCTTGCCTTCCTTCTCTAGGTTTTCGTTCGCCCTGTCAAAGATGAACATCCAACTGTAACGTGGATTACTTTTGATATAGCTGCGAATACCCTGACTGCGGCCAGAGTTGGTTCCCAAGTCCTGCCAGTAGCCAGCCAGTTTGCGGTCCAGCTTTTGAAGTTTGATGCGGCGAGCGCCGGGAACCTTTTCGTCACGCGACTGGTTGGACACACGATTCTTCACCTCAGCAATGAGTGAAACGAGGGCAGGTATGTCCAACTTGATGCCAAGACCTTGAAGGAACTCATCGGAGAACAAGGATTCAGCGATGTCCTCAATCGGCGTTCCGTCTTTGGTCAGGTCGTTTGCAAGATCAATGGAGGCCTGCTCATAGGACTTGCTAGGCTTGACGGTGCGAACCTGCGGACTTGCACCTTTCATCTGAACGCCACCAAAGAATGCGTTGAGTGAATTGCTGTTAATCGCCTCGATTTTCTTCTTATATTCGTCAACAGCCTCACCCTCCGTCTCAACCCGCGAGGCCACAGCACGCTTCGGCATGATGACAGCGAATCCAGCACGACGGCCTTCGGGGGTGAATACGTTGATTTGACCGCTGGTTTTAGGCGCATCACCAAACCTTTTGGAAAGAGGAATGATATTTCCTTGGGAATCTCGGACAATGGGCCTTGTTGAAGGAAGCTCAACGCCTTTAAACTTCCACCACTTTTCCTTGCCGCCATGATATGCGTTGATGGTTCCTTCCTGTCCGGGATCATACGGCTCTCCATCAAGAGTAAAGTTTGGCTCATTCTCTTCAAGAAGCTCGGAATAATCCAGTTTCTTTTCAATTCTAACAGAGCCAGCCTCCATCAATGGTTCTGTATCAGCGCCAACATCTTCAAGAACCTTACCAGATACGACAAATGCGGGGCGATTTTGAATCACTAAATCACTAATTCCAGCAACTGCCTGCTCGCTTCCAGATGGAATCACATACTTCTTACGAAGTGGATCATACCAAACCCCTATGACAGACACTCCGCGTTCGCGAATACCTCCATCAAATCCGGTGGAGTTGATAAATTTTCCATACTGATCCTTTGGTGGATTTCCAAATCTTATATATGTAACCGGGAAAAAATTATCACCGATCCTTACATGATTATTAACAAATTCCTTGTATTTGCTAATCACCATCGCCTGCAATTCCTCGCGATTGCCCTCCTCATCTTCAGCGAGCTTGAGATAGCGACTGTCCTCTTCTGTTAGAATTGGTCCAATATCACCCTCCTGCAACACCGCCCCATTGTCCTCGTAAAGGTCTTGAAGGATGTTACCAAACTCGCTCTCGGTCATTTCGGGCACAAGCTCCTTGGCCTTCGCGTAAAGCTCGTCAATCGGCATTGCCACGCCAGCCTCGGTGCTGGACTGCTCGTAGGCGCGGCGGATGGCATCGCGCATCTTGATGATTCGGTCGTCGTAAACGGTGTCTCGGGCAAGCTGTGCGCCTGCGCTGGATGCGGCGGAGTAGTCCGAGGCGTATTCTACGCGGGAAGGTTTCGCGTCAGGAAGGATTGAATCAGGGTTGGTTTCAAGACGATTCAGAATGGATTCAACATCTTGAATTTCACGACGAATCATCTCACCAGCTTGACCGCTTCTCACTAGGCTAAGAGATGTTTTCAAGGCCTCAACAGCGTCAGCCAGATACCCTTTCATCGCCTCAACGAAGCGCATCCATCCAGTTTCAGTGGTAAAGTCTTGGCGTTTGAATTGAAGCAACTGGCGGCCAATTTCCATCGTAAATGCTGGCGCAGTCTTGGTCTGGACCAAATTGCCAATAATCTGATTAACGTCATTCGATGGGACATTTGGATTGTATAGATTCCATGCCGAAACAATAATGTTTGCTACTCTTGCGTCTCCTCCAGACAATCCCGCTCCAGCGGCCTGCACCATTTCAAGAAGCATCGAGGTGTAATAATTGACCTCAAATTCCTCAAATGGAAGCATGACGCCAGAATCTTGCCATTTGGCATAAGAGTTGAGATGCTGGGCGGTATGGATGACCTCTTCTTGGGCAATGTCATAAATAGCAGCAAAGGCTGTTACCGCGTCTCCAGATAGGAGATTGGAAAGCCCGGACGCATCGAATTGGACGGCAATTGCAGGAGAAGGTTCAGCAGCATATACACTAGCAGGTCGATTTTCATCTGTTCTTTCGTTGGTAAGGCGAACAGGAAGTATCGCGGCATCGAAGGAATAACGCGATGAAATAGATTTAAGTCCAAATTCTTCCAGAGCTTTCGCCCTCTGAGTTGTTGAAAGCTCATCCCAGTTTGCTCTTGAAACGCCTTCTCGAATTGCTTGCGCTCTTGCAGAGTTGTCTGATGGCGAAATTGACGCCACGCCCCTGCCACTATAAGACGAGGATGCTCGGGGGTTAATGACCAAGGAAGGTTTGTTTTCATATTCTACACGGGAGAAGCGGATGTCGGGTGAAGTAGATTGGAAACGCTGAGAGAGCGGGATGACTTTGCCTGCGTTGTCGTAGGTTACGGGGTCGGCGGACTTGATTTGGTTGGGGTCAAAGATCGCCGCTTGGTAATATGGATCATTGAAATCCATAATCCCGTCGTGCCCGTAGTAAGACATGGAATCGTAGCCCAAATGCCGAAGTATTGAGCGCATCCTTTTCCCGCTGATGCCAAGTTGAGTCATGGCTCCCCACAACTCTTTGCGAGAAGTAGCCATCTTCCACTCCGGCCCAATCGTCTTTATTGGCTGAACAGGAGTTCCCATTAAGGTTTTCCACCCATCCTTTTTAGCCAGCTCGTTGCGAGCTTTGACAACTTGTTTTAACAAATCAACAGCAGAAGTATTGGGAACACCCTTTATGTATTCCATCTCTGTATCTATCTTCAGAGAGTTCCCAAGTTTGGCGGCCAAGGAGAGAACATTTGCACCTTCAGGCACATTATCAGAACTACCCTCCCATTTGCCGCGAGAGTAAGCCTCTGCCGCACGCCTGTCCTTGGTTATATACAAGCCTCCAAATTTGTCAGTAGCAGGGTCATAAACAGTCCAGTTGGTTTTTCGCCCATGAAACCACCCAGTGTCATACCCCGCAGCTCTCGCCGCCTCATCCACCATCCGCTGCGCCTTCTCCATGTCGCCAGCCTCCACGGCGGCGAAGTATTCGGCATCTTGCTCTGACATCGGTGCCACGCTCATCTGAGCACCGCTGCCACCAAACATCACAATCGCATCCTCGGGCGCGATGTTCTCATTGGAATATGGCGCGGTAGCCTTGCGTTGCTCGGGTGTCAGCTTTTGACGGGCTTGGACATCGCGGGCTTCGATTTCGCCTGCGGTTTTCATGTATTGATTCATAGCACTTCCACGCCGAATCGTAACATTCGCCTTATTCAGTCTTTCAACAGCCCTGTCTGCCTCTGCTTGAATTTCATCATCAGAGAAAAATCTAGCAAATTGACCAGCTTCAGGATGTGGTTCTCGATTAAACTCATCTCGAAAGATTTTTTTTGCTTCACCTAAGTTGTCAGCATCTCGCTTGAGATAATACTTCAAGGCTACAGCATCACCAATGGAGTCCAAAACATCCCGTGCCGCGTTGGCTCTTTTTTGGGCTTCATTAGTATAATCAGAGAATAAAATCGGATTACTTCCAGTTGGCAGTCCTTCTTCAGACTGAATCCAATGCTGAATTTCATGTAAAATTACACTCAAAACATCCCCGGTTGATGGGTTGATATGAATACTGCCATCGGCATTAAAAACACCACCAGCAATAAAGTCTGCGCCAAAGCCAAGGCCTTCTTTAAGGCTGACTGGAATTTCTGCCGCCTGCGGGTAAGCCTTAAATAATTCTGGATGTTCAATCCAGTCACCAAGCCTTCCTTCGTAGAAGGTGGTTGTTTTGAGTGAAGCCCCATCATCAGGCACCTCCCAGCGCATTTTGCCATCATACTTGCCGGGGAACCAGCCGGTCACAGCACGAATCTCCTCGCTGTCCTTACCAGCAGCAGCCATCGCCTTTGCCGTCTCAAGCGAATCACGCATGAACTGGCGGCGTTCTTCGGGAAGGTTCTCGATGGCCTTCTCGCCAGCGTAGCTCAGCTTCACCTCGCCACCATCCTTCGTCGTGTAGCTGTTTGGCGGCACAGCAGCCCTACGCATGGCATTCCGCAGCAAGCGAACCACGTCCTTCATGTTGTCCAGCGTAGGATCACCTTTGCGTCCGGTCAGGCGACGCCAGACGCGCTTCAGGAATTGAACGATGTCGTCCCAAAGGCCTCCGGTGGGGATTTTTACAAGACGCTCGAACTTCTTCTGGAAAATCTCCTCCAAGGCTTCATTGCGGCTGACTGGGTTGGTTCTCCAATCGGCAAATTCAGTGTAGAGGCGAACGAGGTTGTCAATTTCCTCGGTGGTGTAAGTGCGATTAACGAAGCTGCGGAACTCGCGCAATTCCCAAGGCTCGAACAAATCAACTCCGCGATGACCGTTTTCATGGGCAATAACACGACGTGCTGCGGCTTGCTCTGCGGAAATGCCGCGAGCTTCTGCAATACCTCGGTCCAAGTCAGAAACACCAACATTGCTGGCGAAAACAAAGGTGGTCTTGTCGGCATACAAGCCCTCTACATTCGGCTCAGCCATGATGCGTGCATAGGCGGCTGGAAAATAACGCTGATTTGAGCGGTCGGCCAAGAAGGCTTCTGGTGAGGCATAGATTCGAGTCAGGATGGCATTCGGAATCTCGCCGGAATTTTGCAACTGGCGACGTGCAGCCTCGACGTTGGCCGTGGTGACTTTGCCGTAAACGATGTTTGTCTTTGCTGGATCAATGACAGACCTCCTAGCTCGCCTTACCTCCTCGCCCTTCTTGATTTCCTTGGCGAGTTCTGCTTCTTCCTCACGATCATTCTTGAATGTGGTAGCGGCATAATGAGCAGCGTCCTCTTTTTCCTGCTGCTTGGTTTTTCGGTCATCACTAGCAGCACGTTTCCTTGCCTCTTGAAGCAATTCTGGATTCGCCTCCTGCCAAGATTTGACCACCGCCTCGCGATGACTTGGGATGGGTAGCTGCGTTAATGGGCTGAAATCTGGATAGCCATCTTGTTTGATAGGCCCGTTGAAATACTGCTCGGCAGCATCTCGAATCTTGGTTCTGGCCCTTTCTGGCAGTTTTGCGATCTTACCATCTAGGATTCGGCGAGCATTTTCCTTAGTTGACGACTGCGTTTCTTGTGTTTTAGGGCCTCTGTTGGCAACAGCTTCATCCATCCTTTTTTGCCACGCAGCGCCATCTGGTGTTTCAAGAAACTCTTGAAGCGGTCTTCCAGTCGCTTGATGTAGAACTCTCACCGTTTTTCCTGAGTCTGACTTTTGATAGCCTCCAAGACCAGTAATTTTACGCACCTCAACTTGGAAAGCACCGCGATCAAGCGAGTCGCTGACATCCTGCCAATCTTTGTCTGTTGCTTCGGTGTATGTTGAGGTAAACGCTTTGCCGCCCTGCTGCAATTTAACAAGCCTGTCGTTGATGAAGGCGTATCGCCCACCATTATTTACATCCCATCCAACGACAGTTTCGCCGGGTGCGATTTTGGTTCCCTGCATTGAGCGCCATGCGTCAATGATTTGCTTTCCGGTTGTTCCGAGTGATGACCTATCGGTCGCACTCTTGCTAGGATATGTGGATTTAACGCCCACATTCCCACCACTCTCCCGTTCGCTTTGATTGGTGCTTGGATTTTCATTTGTAATCGGGGCTGGCCTTTCCGTCGTCACGGAGGGGGTCTTCATTTCCGCGTCAGGTGGACCTGACTCGGCCAGCGAAGTTGGTTCAATGGCAACCGCAGATACGGTCACGTTCTGATCGCTTAGGAGTGACTCGGCCTTTTTAATACGCCGTTCCAGCGATTTGATACGGTCTTTCTGTGTTTCGGTAAGCTGCGTTTTAATTTGAGCGTCACGCCACTTCCAAGCATTTTCGTAAATGAACCTAGCCTTATTCGATAGTTCACCTTTTGAATTAAGATCGCCGCTCTCCACGAACCCTAGAAATACCCCGTCGAGATAAGCCACCTTGTCACCCTTTTCAGCGAGCCAATTAACATCGGGGGTGCGAAGTTCAAGTTTTGACGGGTCGGGATTAAGTTTTTGCACGCGCTGATACTCGGCGTCCGCTTGCTTTTGCAATGCCTGAAGCTCTGCTAGTTCAGCCCGCATAAACGGAAGCCTCTTGGCGGTAGAAATAACCATTTTGACGGTCTTTTTGTCGTTAGGCGACATCTTACCAAGAGTGCTTTCGAGAGAGACTTCTGACGCGCTTCCATCTGGCTTGCGGATCAAGAAGCGGTGAACAATGTCGCGACCTGTCTCTGCATTATTTGCCGCCTCATCCCAATTTGAAATGCGGCGAAGGATTGGCTCGCCCTGATTATCTACGTCTTCAACCAGTTGGCTTGACCAAGAATAGCCCACCACATCTCCCAAGGGAGTTTTGATGGGATTTTTGAAAACGATACTTTCACGCGGTTTGCTGCGCTTTAGCGATCCACCCTCTAGGACTTTTCCCGTTGACTTTACAGCTTTCTGGGGGGTTGCTTCCGGCAACTCGCTGGATCGACCCCCAGCGAGGTTGGAACCAACACTGGCTACCGCCGCTCCTTTAGCCGAAGGGGCGGCGGTTTCTGTTGGTGTGGCTACCGTTGCGGTTTGGGGTTGAATCAGTGATTCAAAATAATCTCGCATCCCGCTTGGGATTGATGGGATGCTGTTGGCATGCTCAGGGTATTCTTTAGAGACAAGCCAATTTGCAAAATCGCTGGCAAGTTTTTCAGATTTGGATTTCGACTTAATATCATCCAACCCCTTTGGGTGAGTTCCCTTTGCCAAAGATGCCTCCTTAGGAAGAAATGCGGTCGGAAAAATCTGATGGGCAAACTCATGCGCCGCAACCCATGCGGCATGAAGTGGCGATTGCGAGTCATCAACTTCAATTCCATGCTTGTGAGAAAGACCGCGACCGGAAGCCACAATCTTCATCCCGTCCTTACTAATTTTTGATGGGAAGAATCCAAGTTTAATAGACCGACCAAATAAACCATTGGCTTTATCCACGATCTGATTGGACCACTTTGCAATATAATCCCTAGCAAAACCAACAGCCTCTTTTCGTGGTATGCCTTGCTGCTCCGCATATTCGGACAAATCCTTTAAACTCATCGTGTCCATTTCGCTTGCAACCCTTTGAAAAACAGGTCCGGGGGCGGTCGCTTTCACGGCCTGTGCAGCAGAAGGTGCTGCCTGAACTGGTTCGCCAGTTGCCCCCGGTTTGAAGATGTAGAGGTCGCCTTGCTTGACGTAGCCTTCGGGAAGGGTGATGCCGTAGGCATCGACTAAGTATGCAGAGACAGAACTCAAATTATCGATTGCATCGCGAGCCTCAAGAACATCGGAAATTTTATTGAACGCTGCCTGTGCATCGTCCATTCCATCCTGAAAACCTTGCTCGTTTTGAAGCATTTTTGCCTCCAATGAGCGAAGTTCATTCGTGCTTCTAGCACCAACCTGAGCCGTGGTTTCATCTTGTATTTTATTTGCTAAAACCAAGTCCTCTGGCGTCATCTGCTCAACCTTAGTCGCATCCCGCTTGCCCACGCCTCCCGGCGTGAGCATGCCTTCGGTAGCGGGCGTCGGCGCTTTTGTGGGGGTGATTGGCTGTTGTGGCTTGGAAGCAACTTCTGCATTCGCCCATTGCATATACTCACGCGGAGTCCAAACAAGAACCCCTGCTTTCTCAAGAGTTTTTCGCTCATTCGCAAAACGCGGCGCGTCGTCATCTGCGGCGTTAATTACAACGCCAGCGATTGTTCCAGCATCGCTTATGCCACTCTCCCCCTTTTTGGCCACAACAAGGTAGGGGCGACCCGTTTTAGTTTGACCAAATGGGTTTCCATTTGAGGGAGGGATCATTTTCCCCACTTGGACTTCGCCCTCCGCTCCTTTTAGCAGAGATAAAACATCTTGAAAACTCTTAGCGCCATGAACTTGAAATGCCTCATTTGCCTCTTTGGTAAGATTGGATAACTGCTCACTGAGCGACCCTGTTTTAAATGCCGTTGCACCATCAGGAATAATTACTCGCAAGGGGCGTTTTACTTCTTCTTCGCTGACTTCTGTGGCAACTTCTTCAGGCTGGGCGTTTTGCTCGCCCATTCCTTGCAGTTCCATTTCGGGTCTTTCTTCGCGAAGCAGGCTTTTATTTGAGATTTCGACTGGAAGGGCATTTTCTTGTTGGGTTTGTTGTGGAATCGCGGCTTGAAGGCCAGCGGAAAGGTCTTTTGGAGCTTCACCGCGCAGCTTGGCAGCAGCTTCGGCGATGACAGCGCGATTGCGTTCTGCACCTTCAGAAAGGGGTGCTGCCTGAACCATCGTCACGGCGGTGGCTTCTTGATCCACGACGGGCTGCAATTCCGTCTCAGGCAGCGAAGGTGTTACTTCAGGACTGGTTTGCTCTTGAAGAATGCTCAGCATCGAGTCAATGCCGTCATTCCATTCTTGATTTTGCTGATTTAGCGAATCCAATTCCTCCTGACTCGTCGAGTCATCAGGAAATCTCTTGCTCCATTCGGCCTCAGTCCAATTCGCCTTCCTTTTGGAAGATTGAATTTTTTGAAGAACTTGTGTAGCTTTTTCCGCCTCTCCACGACCGGAAAGAGTGAGGTAGAGTTGCCCCATACCATTCAAATCGACATCGGATTTAATTTCCGGCGTAAAGCGAGTTTTGCTCCAAACATCAAAATCGGACTCTGGAAGATTGATGGCGTCTTTCCAGCTTAGTTCTTTAATCTCCTTGTTGAGGTTTCCGTATTCTTCAAGAACCTCACGTTCTTGGTCGCTAACCTCGGTTGAGGTCAGCTTTGCCAAATTCAAAGCGCGGGCATTTGCGAACCCAAGCTGTTGAGCCTTCTGGTCCAAGTTTTGTTTTTGGGAATTGATTTGCTCAACGCGATTTAGTGTTACTTCCGGTTCAACCGCTTCAGCCGTTTTGACAGGCTGAACTGCTGGCTCGGTTGGCGATGCGGGCATTCCTTTGATGGCGGCGTCAACAAGGTCTTGGGTTTGCTGGATTTGCTTCTTTGCGAGAATGGCAGTTTCTGTGGCACCTTCGACATTGGAGGTTTGCGTTGCGAGTTCGGAGGCAATTTGAATGCCGGGGTCGGATGGTTTACTCATCAAGCCGCCAAGCCTCCGCTCAACATCTGATGGAGCATTCTCCGGCTGTGGACCCTGAATATTAATTGCCTCACTGACTGACGGCATCCAGCTTACAGTGCCATCTGGCGCAACTACTGGAATACCGCCTTCTGCTGCGTTCTTCTGGTTTTCTTCGGGTGTAATTGGAGGGGCCACGTCAACCGGAGTGGCATTGATTTCCGCCTGCCATTGTTTCTGTTCTGGCGTCTGTTTATCCAAAGGAGTGCGACCAAGTTTGTTTATTGCACCAAACATGGCACCACCCACGCCTTCCCACAAAGCAGCCTCACCAAAACCTTCAAAAAGCCCCGGCGTTTCCACGCCCTCTGGAGCGGTCAATTGAGTCGAAAGGTTGCTGAGAGATCGAGTCGTTCCACCTTCAAGCGCCTCTTGAGCGGCACTCATGCGAATGCCCGGAATCACTTTGCCAGCCTCATCTACTCCGCCCAGCATGCGTCGAGCGGCAGCCGTTTCAAGAGCGGTGCCAAACGGAAGCATTTCAGGCAATACCTCGGAAAGACCGCCGCCAATAAGGTTGAGGTAGGCTTCAGGACCCTCCATTCCAAGACGTTTGTTTTCCTCTGCCTTTTGAGCGGCTCCTTGAGCAAATCCAGTTCCGTAAAGAGCACTACTAGCACCGCGTTGAATAGCTTGGCGTGCCAAAGCCTGCTTGGCAGCTTGCGTTCCTGCTGCCGCGATGCTCTCGGCGGCCAATCCACGACCTGCTGCTCCGCCAATGCCACCGGTAGCCATAATGCTACCAACGTTTCCAAGGACATTCATCCCCTTCATGGCAAGATCATCTTGGTAGATGGGGTTAACTGGCGCAATGTATTCGAGACCTTCTCGCAAAGACTCGCCAGCGCCTTGAATACCTTCGCTTCCAAGCAATGCGCCAACGCCAGTTACGGTTCCCGGCACAATCTCGCCAAATCCACGTCCAGCAGAACCAAGCATCGACGAGACGTAGCCTTGGCCGGTGTCGTCTGGTTGCTCCATAAACCACTGGAACACCTTGTCAGCGCCCATTTCCTGAAGGGACGGACGACGCTCAACTTCCGGCAGAAGATTATTTCTGAACCAATCGGCTTTAATCTCGGCTTTTGCCTCTGGTGGAAGGCTCTGATACTTCTCAGTTTGGGTGATTTCATTCCACTTGGGCATAAGGCAACCTTATTTCACCATTGAACTAGTCGCAAGTTATTTGGAGCCAACCAGCGCCTTGAGTTCCTCAAAGTCTTTGGCCTGTTGCGGCGTCAGAGTCGATCCAGTTGGGCTCTGAGAGGTAGGTAAAAGCCTCCCTTTTTTATTCAGGTAATCCCTAGCCCACTCGCGGAGAAGCTCTTGGTATCCAACCTGCTGAGTCCCAATGAATCCAAGAACACGGCGACCCTCTCCGGGTTCGCGAAATACCGTCTCATTGTTCATAATATCAGCCATCGGAACACCGGCTTTGTTTAGGACATCCCAAGCAACGGGAATCGTCCCGTATTCGGGATGCTGAATAATGTTGTTATTTGGCTCAAGAACCGCCTTGGCAAAGGATTCAAGCTGATTAATCCCGGTGCCCTCAAAGGTTTTATCCGGTATAATCTTAGCAATCTTGCTGCCAATGTCCCGTTTAGCCTTGTCCCAAGCTGGGGCGATTGCCTTTGCCGACTCCTCTTCCGCCTTTTTCTTCTCAAGAAATGCTTGCTGTTGGGAGAACGGAAGGCTTGCCAACTGAGCATCCAACGAGGGCTGTTCAGCCTGCGGGGACGGCTTGGTTGTTTCAGTAATCTTTGTGCTCCCAACTGGCGTTTTAACCGTCTCAGACACCTTCTCGGTCTGCGGAAAGAGCGCCTTATCCAACTCGGATTGATACTCGCTAGAATACTGAGAATACTTGTCGAGAAGGCTCTTGCGTGCCGGGTTCGGGATGAATTGACCATCAGCCGTCTCGATGTCCTCGGGCGTGTTCCTGATGGTTTCAGCAAGCGTATCCAGACCGCCTTTAATCATCTTAAGGCGCGGGTTCTCTGTAACTCCACCGCCTTTGCCTAGTTGATACTTCGCAGCACCAACAGCCGGGCGTCCAAGGCTGGCAATACGAGCAGCCTCGTTCAAATCGGTCATGCCAGCCTCGGTCAGTTCGGCGGTCAAACCCTCACGTTCCGCCTGTTGTTTGGCAATCGCGCTCTGGCGACCCCTGAAAACTTGGTCATTGTCATCCACGATGCGCTGAACCCGTGGATCAAGCATGGCTGACGGGAATTGACGCTGGATTTGCTGGCGTTGAGCAACGTAATCATCCGCTTCTGGCGTCAGTCCAGCCAAGGCCGAAACAGCCTGTTCCGCCTGCTTTGCCGCCTCTTGCTGCATCCTCAGACGGTCGGCGTTCGCAAAGATGGAGTCATACTCGTTCTGCATCGCCTGAGCACGAGCCAGTGGCCTTCGCTGCCGTAGCTGCGTCACCTTGTCCATGAAGCCTAGCTGGTTCTGAACAGCCGGGTCCGCCAAGGCGCGAGTCTGCTGAAAGAGCGGCTGGGCTGGCGCTTCTTGAATGCCGAAGTAGTCGGCTGGGGTGCGGAGGAAGGTGACGGGCATAAAATCAGGCGCGTTTGCGGTTCATGGCGTCCTCAACAAGGGAAACGCCAGTGAATTTCGGGCGTCCAAGCAGGTCTTTGGAGCCAGTAGGGATGGCGGCGGCAAACTTGTTGTTCTGACCTTGGCGGGCGGCGGCTTCAGCGAAGTATTCGACAGCAGGCTTACCCTCAATCATCGTCGGGCCTTTCTTGCCCTTTGTGGCCGTTCCGGTGCCAAATCGGCTCATTACGATCTTCTCGCCGGATGGGTAATTGATGATCTGGCCTCCAGTTGGACGCTGCTGGACGGTTTCGACCTTGGCGAGCGTTTGTGGCTGTGGAAGTCCAGAGCGAGCGGCGGCAGAGCGTGCCACATCATCAGTCATCGCGGGTTGTGCTGGCTTATATGGCACCATCCCCTGCTGCTCCTGCTCACGGCGACGACCGGCTACAGCTTCGGTTGCCATGCGTTTGCGGGCGCTCATGTTTACAAGCTGGCTCAAAAGATCATTTGAGGCGACCGAGCCAACAGAGGTGCCGAGTCCTAGAAGCTGAGACATAAAAGGGTCCATAATTACTGATAAATCGTGATAGGTTGGGTTGGCGCAACGGGTGTCCGCAGCACTCCAAGTCCACGGCCAAACATGGAGTTACGAGGGCGCTGAAAGCTCGCCGTCGCTGGATTCTTAACGCCAGTGAAGGAGTTGTTCACAATGTCTCTGCCAGCCGTCGCCGGACTAGCCATTGGAACGCCGGTAGCCGGAATTGGCGCAGGTCCAGCCTCTTCAGCTTGAGCGGCCAGCGTGTCGAGTTCGTCGGTTTGCGGCCCCATGAGATTACTCCGAACCATGCCGAGTTGAAGGCGCTGCATCGGATCACGGGTGCTGCGGAAAGCCTGCTCTGCCAGACGAGCAGGATCATACATCGAGCGTCCTACTTTACGCGCCTTTTGCTGCGAGGGTGGTAGCGACCAAGGCTGTGCGGCCTGACGAGTCTTGAATGCGGCGCTCCCCGGACCTGAAGTAGAACCACGCTGAATCATGTCAAATTGCGAAGGCTGTGACGCGGCAGACTGCATACGTTGCAAGCCGCTATACTGCCCAAGTTGAGGTGCGCTGGAATAGTTAGCCATAGTTAATGAGTCTGAAGGGTGGAACCTGCTGATTGAGGAAAATGGAATGGCATCGTCGGGCGGATGGCTCCACGGTTCTGCTTCAGCCCTTGGTTGAGGATTTCGTAGCACTTGGCCCAGCGTTGGTCGGCTTGGGCCTCCTCGTAGGCTCCTTGATCCTCCAAACGCACGGCAATCAGGGCGTGTTTCAAGGCTCCGATGTTGTCAGGCCAGATAAGGTCCGTTTCCGCCACAGCAGGCACAAAACGACGCTTACAGAGGCATCGCAGCCACGGTTTGCCATCCTCGCGGGCGACCATCGTGCCGGTCTTGTATCGGCGGTAAATCGGGTTCGTTTCGCTTGGCTCGTAAACCGAAAGCTGCGTCGGAGTGCCACTTGTCACCGAGGAAATGGTGACGGTGCCCTTTGTGCGAGGCTTGACGATCTGCGTAATGAAGATTTCGTCTGTTCCGGTGACGGTCGGATTCGCAAGGGTGAGGCTTTTCCCGGCTAGGCCATCGCTGTCAAAAAGCTCTTCGCCACCTGCGTCATAGCCATAAATGCGGCAAATCAGGCCAGCATCCTCCGCATTCGAGATGGTCAGGCGAATCAATCCAGCCTCCTCTTGGACTTCTTGGGTGCATACGTCCGACTGGTCGATGATGTCCTTGATGTCGATGTCCGTGTCATCAAAATACCCCGGTCCCGAGGTCATAAATTCGATCATCCGAGGGTAAACGCCGGTCGGGTAATTGACGCGGGTGACGCCGATAATGGACTCCCAGCGACGAGGAAGTGTGATGTAGCCTGTTGGAGCTTGAAAATCGACCCTTCCATAAGAGTTTTTCCAGTTCCCGGAATTGATAATGCGCTCACACGCTTGGTTCAAATACGGCAAAAACAGCCCCGTCGTCGGGTCAGACGGGTCAACTTGCATGTAGAGCGCGGCACGGGCGTCCGCTACGGTGAGTCCTGTGCTCATTTGGCGCGATGATAACGCCTAGAAATGAGAGGGCAATCGGGAATTTTGGCATTCAATACAGATGTTGCCTTACGGTAATTCGCACATACCATCCCTAAATGACCAAAGCGCCTCCCAAATCCAATGTGATTCAGTTCTCCAAAGGACCGCTGAACACTTGGGGCTTCCGAGAAAAGATCAACGCCAAGAACCAGCTTCAGGTGGAGATGGCCTTGATGCAGATTCGTTCTGGCTCGCTCCGGCACCGAGACGGCTCTAAAAACGAGAAAGGGATTCCGGCATGGCGTCACTTTATGAACGCTGTGGATTTGGTGTGGAATTACAAGGATTCACCCACCCCGTTCATCTGGCACCCTTGGGCCATCCAATACGCCAAGGACGCATTCAAGCACAAACGATACGCCATCACGTCGGGTGGCTCGGGTGGCAAAACCGAGTTCTTCGCGGTTTACGCCCTCATTTGGTGGCTGGCCAACCCGTTCGCCAACGTGGTGCTAGTGAACACGACCACCCTAAAGGACGCCGATGGCCGTATTTGGGGTAGCATCACCAAGTTTTACAGTGGGATGATTGCGGCACCGCCCGGCAAGCTGGTTTCATCCGCCCATTCCATCAAGACTGTTGATCCCAAGACGGGTCAGACGCTCGACAAGTTCGGCATCCGCCTGTTCGCTTGCGAAAAGTCCAAGGAGGCGGAATCAAGTCGGGCCATTCGAGGCCAAAAACACGGTCCGAACGGGAAAATCATCGTCATCATGGATGAGGCGGCTGAACTCGGACCCGCGATCAAGAATGCTTTCGAGGAAAACCTTACCCAGAACCCGAATCACCAGCTTATCGCGCTCGCCAATGCGAACTCGCCCTTCGACAACTTCGGGGAGATGTGTAAACCGAAGGACGGCGGATGGGAGAAATACGATCCTGACTGGGAGGAATGGGAAGGTGAAGGCGCTTTTGTCCGCCGAGTCAGCATCGAAACGTCGCCGAATATCATCTATGGGCGCACGATCTACCCATTCCTGATGACGCGAGAAATGCTGAAGGAGAAGCGTGAGCAATTAAGTAGAAATGGGGAGCCATACTGGAAAAAGAAAGCCTACTGGCGCGGTGTGCTTGGCGCATTCCTGCTCGATGGCGACGACGAGACAATCTACTCTCCGGCTCAAGGTGCCCGCCGATTGCGTCTGGCAAGGCGTGCCCACCAAGGTGGCTGGATTCGACATCTCGCATACGACTGGCGGGGACAAGTCTGTGCTCACCATTGGAACCATCGGAATCTGCGTTGACGGCAAGAAACGCCTTCGATTCGACAAGCACATTGAGCTTGATGAGGACGTGACGCGCAAGGACGTGGACCGCACGACGCAGATGGTCGAGAAGCTAAAGGAGATTTGTCAGCGTGAAGGCGTGACTATTGAGAACGTTGGAGTTGATGCAACAGCCGGTGGTGGCAAGACCTTCTCAGATGCCATCTGGTCGAAGTGGAGCAATCGCTTCCTTCGTGTGGACTTTGGCGGCAAGGCTTCTGACAGGCCGGTATCTGCCGCTGACCGTGAAAAGTCGAGCGTGCGTTATGCCAACCGTGTGTCAGAGATTTGGAGTGTGGGCAAAGAACTCATCCGCTGCGATCAGCTTCGCAATATCACAAAGGAAATGGCGGAGGACATGACTTCACGACGCTACAAGGACAACAAAGCGCAAGACGGCGGCTCTCGCATCAAGGTTGAATCCAAGGTGGACATGAAGAAACGAATTGGCCGCTCGCCTGACGTTGCCGACTCTGCGTTTGTGCTGCTTGAGCTGTGCCGCGAACGACATGGCCTTAGCAGTATTGACAAGCCGGGTAATTACAGCCAGACAAGGACAAATCCGTTGAAGAAACGGTTCATGGGGCTGGCGGAGTTGTTTGCGGCTTAAATCCGAACCACTCGTCCAGCCTTTACAAGCTCATCAAACATGACGCATTCAATATCGCCATCATGCTCCGCTGGCTTCTTGAAGGATTGTGGCAACCAGTAGTGGTGCTGGCCTGAATACGCCTTGGAAAAGTGGTCAAAGCCCGTGATAAAAACCTGTTCAACCCCAACGATGTCCAGCAGGTAGGAGGCCACCAAAATGCCCGATGACGCAAGGAGTGGCGATGTGTCTCGCTTGAATCCAGACGCCCAAGTGGCCCTTTCTTGGACCTGACGACGCACTCGGTCATAAAACCATGATGCCATGCTGTATGACGTAGCGATGCCGGGAAGCGGCTTGTCCCTCTCATGGATGCAAAAAGCGCGTGGAAACTTCGGCTGTTCATCCGCCTTCTTGAAAAAGGCAGACCATAGGGTTGTTTTGCCTCCCGTGAACTCCTCAAAACCAACAGTCACGAAGTTGTTAAAGCGGATCACCTCATCAAAAGTGTCGATGAATTTGCCTCTTTTGGCTCGCAAAACAGACGGGCCATTGCCGACAAGTATCACTGATTTGCCAGCCTCGATCTTCAATGGAGCGAGCCATCTTCCAGTCAGGTATCGGCCATGCTTCTTAATTTCAATGGCACCGGCACGAATCAGGCGCTTGATCCACCAGTCCTCGGGTCGAACAGTTGGATGCAGCGTCTCACCCTTCCACCTGTTTACGCTATCTTGATAGGAAATGGAGACGATAAATCTTTTCGAGACTCGCTTCATTTCATCCAAGACTGAATCAACCTCGCCTTCAGTCAGGTGTTCCATCATGTCGAAGGATGTCACCACATCGAATTGAGCATCGACAAATGGCAGTTTGTTGGCTGGACAAATTACATCTGCTCCGGGACAGGCAAAGTCCACCCCAACACATTCGATGCCCATCTTTTCACGGACCATGCGTGAAAACTCATTGTATCCACATCCAACATCTAAAACTGAGGTCGCTTTCCACTTTTCCAAGATGGGCAATGCTCTGGCTCCATGATTGGAGTGTCCATACTTCGGCATTTTGCCGCTTTGGTAAATCTCCTGATACTTGACTAATTCGCTCACGGCGGCGTCGGTGTTGGGCTTGGAGGGGGCGTTGGTGTTGGAGAAGGGCTTGGCGTTGGTGTTGGCGTTGGTGTCAGTGTGGGGGAAGGACTTGGAGACGGGCTTGGCGTCGGGGAGGGTGAAGGGCTTGGCGTTGGCGATGAACTAGGGCTGGCTGAAGGCGTAGGCGTCACTGGATTCGTCTGGCTGATCGCACTCACCTGCGCCGTGTAACTAGCCCCTCCAAATGTAAAAGTCATGTAAGTGCCAACTCCAATAGGCTTAATCTGCAAGCTCGGAGTGGCATCAAACGAGTTGTCAAAACGCACAGCAGGTTTGGAGGTCTGCCGGATGGTGACTTGATCCGATCCTCGCTGCCGGTTTGCCAGAATACCTCCTACCCCGTATTCCTTCGGAGAGGACTGATACGGGCTGGCCTCAGTTCCATAAGTGCCGTTTGCCGTCGTAATCATTGGATGGTTTCTTCAGGCTGCGGTGGAGGAAAGATTTCGACCTGCTCACGAAGCCACATGCCGTTCACATACTGCTGCGTGTCGCGAAGGATAAAGTTCTCCCAGTCGAGAAAGTTGGTCGCCGGGATGACGGTCTTGTTCGGATTGCGCCCCGGAGGAGGATTGAGCGTCCCGACTCCCACAATAATTTCCGCCGTGTATTGCTGTTCGGGAAAGACCACTGTAGGATGCAGGCAGCGGATGAAGTCCATGCTAACCCCGATGTAGGAGCCATTCACATCCGTAGGAACCGGCTGCTCATGGGTCAAATCGGCCTCACTCCACGGCGTAGGCGAAAGGAACTGCCGAACAATGATGTTCGAGTTGTAATTCACCTCTGGAACGAACTTGTAGCGGGGGAGGATGCGAGGCGTGGTGACGATGGATGCCCCGTTGTTGATTGCCAGCGGGAAAGCATTCGTCTTGATGGCGTAAAGGTCGTAAAGGACGGCGGGCCAAGTGTAGTTTTGCGTATCCGAAAACACCTTGAACGGCTTGTTTTTGGTGCCGAGGCCGTCTTTGGAGTTCTCGGTCTTTGGCTTGCCGAACATGAACGCCATGCCTCCAGCCCCAGCTTTGGAACAAGAAACGTAGATGTAGTCGCCCCATCTCTCGTTGGCCCTCTCAGCATTGACCGCCCACAGGAACTCCCGGTAGCGCGTCACTCCAGCCTTTAAAAGCGGCTTCTCGGGCGAAAGGAATAATTCCGGGTTGATCTTCTGGTCAGGCACCGTGACCGAGAACATGAACTCGTCCGGGTTCGGCGTCGGAAGTAGCTGAAAATTCGAGGCCATTAGATCGTGTTGGGCGGATTAGGTGCCAAGGCGTCTCCAGTCTGCCACTCGGCAAAGAGGTAGCGAGGTGCTACACTGCTGCCCATGTCGAACTTCCAATGCGTCCGGGCAAGGAAGGTTTGACGGAGTGGGTAGTGGTTGATTTCATCCGACACGCTGGCAACGAAGGCGTCCGCTGTCAGATTCCACCCAACCCCTCCCAACACGGTGCCTCCCGAAATGTTAACCGATTCGGAGTAGTTCGTCAGCCCGGTTGGCAATGCGGCCACAGGTGAGTCGATTTTCTGAGCGGATGACGTATAGCTGAAGCTCTCCACGATAGCCTCTTCCACGTTGGTCTGGATGGGCGTGGTGGCCGTGAAGATGTCTCGATACTCGCTCGACCAGACCTTCATTTCGTCGCTCTGGATGGTCACGTTGCCATCCGCGAGGGTGGTTCCGAGGGTGAAAACCCCAGCGCCAACGTATTCCTCCAGCTTACATGTAGCCCCGGAGCAGTCTCGGGCGAAGTAGGTCCGGTTGGCGACGATGTTGGAGCCTGTTTTCTGCGTAAACGTGATTTGGAGGCCGTCTGACAGCGTTGCGCCCGAAATGGTGACTACGTTTGTCGTGGCGTTCCCGGTGACGCCAGAGAAGGTCTGGATGGCCCCTGTGAGGGACACAGCTTCAACGGCGTCGTATTTGAAGAAACGCCCGTTTTTTCGACAGAGGTAGAGGTCGGATGCCATAATTTCGGAGAATATCACTTGCGCGGGTGAGGGCAAGTTGTTAATGTTTCAGCAGCTTGAAAGAGCTTGCTTTGGGTGGCACCGGAGCAATCCGGCAATCCCAAAGTAGAAAGCCCCGCCTCCATGCCACCCGGATGCGGGGCTTTTTCATGCCGTGATCCTTAGCCTACTCAGCAAAAGAGGCTACCCGCAAAGGCTGCTCCCGTTGTGAAACGGTAAGCGGCCCCGCCGTAAGGCAGGAATGCTCGACATGCAGAAAGTGATGTTTCAGTGCTTCCCGTAGCATCCAACACGGGAGACTCGTTGGGGGCTTGTATATCGTTGCGAGGCTAAACAAGTGCGGTAGGTCCTTCCTTTCCTTCTCATGCTTTATGAGGGGAGGGGGAGTCATTGGTAATTATCTTTTCAGCTTATGCACAACGAACCGTCGTATCTGCCAGTCTTAGCCAAAATGCTTGCCGCTCAAATGGAGGAGCGAGCTTGGGCGCAGGATGTGGATTGGAATAATTCGGCCTTGAGAATGCTACCCGGAAGTGGAGGAACGCATGTGAAGCGCCTAATCGCCCTTGCGAAGCAGATGATGAAAAGAACCCCAAAGGCTAAGCG